CTCTTGCCACCTTGATTATGACTATCAATGAGTCAATGTCGGTTTTAGACAGCACTACAGTCGGTACGTTTTATACAGAATTCCTTGATGAATTTATATCTATTGTTGACACACCAACTGCAATAACTGGTTACGGGGTCAGCAGATTAGAATCAATGTCAATCACAGACACAAACAGCGGTCGAAATTTGTGGGAAGTTATAGATGACACAGAGGCCGCAAACTGGCAAAATATCAGCAATCCGCAAACACCGGGCTGGGCTGCTGTTGATACAACGGAATCTCCCGGTTGGACAGTAATTTCTACTCAGTAGGAGAATTAAATGGCAAACACATCGCTAATTGGACTAACCCTCCCAGTACAAGGAACTCTATCCGGTAGTTGGGGTAATACGGTTAACAACGCGATCTCCCAGATTGTGGACGTTGCCGTTGCTGGCACACAGACAATTACGGTTGATACAGACATTAACTTGGCTGTTACCACAGGTACTGATTCAACTACGGGCCTAACAGCCAATAGCTCCCAGTATGCGGTTCTCCTGTGTACGGGCGCACGTACAGCACTGCGCTTTATCAATACCCCAAAGCAAAGCAAAATCTATGTTGTTATCAACGATACAACAGGTGGCTTTGCGGTAACGGTTCGTGGTGGCCCTACATCTCCTACGACGGGTGTAACCGTACCTGCGGGTGGCCGGGCAATTATTGCTTGGGATGGGGGTCTTGCTACGCCTGACTTCGTAAGCGTAGGCGGCGGATCGGCTGCTGGCTCTAACACGCAGATTCAGTTTAACAACGCTGGTGCATTTGGTGCTGCGGCTGGTTTGACATGGGATGGCACAACGCTGACGGCTAATGACATCATTGACTCTTCGCTAACAGCCAGCAAGCCTGTATTTACAAACGCAAGCAAAAACTTGGTGTCTACTGGAACGCTTGGTGTGGATCAAGGCGGTACCGGTCTTAATACTTTGACTGCTAACAACGTGGTTCTGGGTAATGGCACATCAACACCTTTGTTTGTTGCGCCTAGCACTGCTGGTAATGTGTTGACTTCTAACGGTACAACGTGGCAGTCAACTGCTCCGGCAGCTTCTGGCGCTACCAAGGGTCAGGCAATTGCTTTCTCAATCGTATTCGGTCTGTAAGGAACTATCATGGCAAATCCTAATATTGTTAACGTCACGACCCTAACGGGCAATACGTTTTATCTCACACCCGGCAACACAACGGCTAACACCTTGCTGTCTAACGCTGCATCTTCTGGTCTGGTCTACAAGATCAACCAGATTGTGTGTGCCAATGTAAACGGCTCATCCGCAGTAAACGCAACGGTAGCAATTAACAGTCAGGCCGCCGGCGCAGGTACAAACTACCCAATTATCTCTACTATCTCAGTGCCTGCTAGTGCATCTGTGATCGCAGTAGATAAGACAACGGCTGTGTACTTGATGGAAAACACATCCATCGTGGTGACATCGGGAACATCAAGCGGTATCACCTACACGATTTCATACGAAAGCATCGCATCTTGAAATAGCTTAGCTATGACTAATGTTGCTTATCTTTATAAAATCACAAACACTGTGAATGACATGGTGTACATTGGCGTGACTAAAAATCCAAGAACTAGGATGAATTCTCACGCCAGTACAGTCACGCCAACAAAGTCAATCATTAAAAACGCCATGAAAAAACATGGTCGTGATAAATTTAAGCTAGAGGTCTTGTTACAGTCTACCCAAGAATACTGTTATGAGATAGAACGCAAAGCTATTGAAGCGTACAACACGCTCAAACCAAATGGATATAACATTTGTACAGGCGGCAAGGGTGCAATAGGTATTTTTGGTGAGACTAACGGAATGTTTGGTCGTAAGCATTCAGAGGAAACTCGAAACAAGATTCGAGCTAGATTGCTAGGCAAAAAAGCGTCAGAAGAAACAAAAGCAAAAATGCGAGAGTCTGCTAAGCACCGTGTTATTTCAGAAGAAAATCAATTAAAAATTCACACCTCAATGCTGGGCAAGAAACACTCACCAGAAACTGTTGAAAAGATACGCTTGCAAAAACAAGAAGCGTGGCAAAACCCAGAATATCAAGAAAAAATGAATGCGGCTGGCTTTGGCAAGCGGAAGAAAGGTCAGGTGCAATAATGTCTATAAGACAAATGTTTCCGGGGAGTATTGTTAAGCCGGGGTTTAATCCGTTGGTTGCACCTACGCCTACCTTTTTGTACAACCTGTATTCTTGGGGTGCAAATGTTGCTGGTCAACTAGGAGTTAATAACTTAACAAACTATTCCTCTCCAGTACAAGTTGGTTCTGAATACTGGACTTCAATTTCTTCAAGCAATCAAGCATCATTTGCAATTAAAACTAATGGCACTTTGTGGGTATGGGGTACAGGCAGTAGTGGTCAGCTTGGCTTGGGTAACACTAACTCTTATTCATCACCCAAACAATTAGGCGCATTGACTACTTGGTCAACTGTTAACGCATATAACGCATACACTGCCGCCATTAAAACAGATGGTACGCTTTGGACTTGGGGATATAACTCAGGTGGTAATTTGGGTCTTGGAACTACAACTGGCACTTCTTCTCCTCAACAAGTTGGTTCGTTAACTAATTGGTCAAAGTTGGGTGGCGGGAATAGTTATATGCTTGCCGTTAAAACCGATGGAACCCTTTGGGCTTGGGGTGGTAACTATGTTGGTCGCCTTGGGCTTGGTAATACTACATATTATTCAAGCCCTAAACAAGTTGGCAGTTTAACTGCATGGCTTTTTGTATCTACTGGTTATTCTTCCAGTTTTGCTATTAAAACCGATGGCACATTATGGGCTTGGGGATTAAACAACTTTGGACAATTAGGTTTAGGAAATACAACAAATTACAATTCTCCTAAGCAAATTGGCTCATTGACTACTTGGTTACAAATAGCGGGCGGTTATTATCATGCTAATGCTGTAAAAACAGACAACACTTTTTGGTCATGGGGTAGAAGTAACTTTGGTCAACTTGGACTTGGAAACCTTACAAGTTATTCATCGCCCAAACAAGTTGGTTCGTTAACTAATTGGCTTTCTGTTGCTAGTGGCGTTTATTGTGCGTATGGCACTAAAACAGATGGCACATTGTGGTCTTGGGGTAGAGGTCATTTAGGAAATCTTGGCCTTGGCAATACAAGTTCTTACTCCTCACCAAAGCAAGTTGGTTTACTTACAACATGGTCAAAAATTGCTTCTAACCAAGTTGGTGCGGCTAATCAAACTGCTTTAGCTTTAGGATAAAAAATGGCAACAGCAGTTTACCCATACACACAATACTCAGGCATCTGGACAATGCAACAGGTGAATGCCGCTATTGCGGCTGGGACTTGGCCTAAACAAATTGATCCTCATTTGTTTACTTGGGGATATAACGCTGATGGTCAATTGGGACTTAGCAATACAACCAACTATTCTTCACCAAAACAAGTTGGTTCTCTTATAACTTGGTCAAAAATTATATCTTCTGAAAATTCATTTTCTTTATCCATTAAAACTGATGGAACGCTGTGGTCATGGGGAAATAATGTTTATGGTCAATTAGGCTTAGGAAACACAACCTATTACTCCAGTCCAAAACAAATTGGCGCATTAACTAATTGGTCAACCGCAATTGCAAGAAAAAGCGCAGTTGCCGCTGTTAAAACAGATGGAACATTATGGACATGGGGTTATAACGCTCAAGGTCAACTGGGTTTGGGCAACACAACTAATTATTCTTCGCCCAAACAAGTAGGAGCATTAACTGCTTGGTTATCTGTTGCCGCTAGTTGGTATAATTTTGTTGCAACTAAAACAGACGGCACTTTATGGGCTTGGGGATACAATGCTTTTGGACAATTGGGTAATGGAAATACGACCAGTCAATCTTCTCCTATTCAAGTTGGAGCGTTGACTAATTGGTTAAAAGTGTCTGCTGGCTATGGTTCAGCGGTTGCAATAAAATCAGATGGCACAATGTGGTCTTGGGGAAGAAATAGCACTGGTGTATTAGGACTTGGCAATACAACTTCATACTCATCTCCAAAACAAATTGGTGCTTTGACTACTTGGTTAAATATATCTAGCGGTCAATATCATGTTCTTGCTACTAAAACTAATAGCTCATTGTGGTCATGGGGCAAAAATTTGACTGGTCAATTAGGTCTTGGCAATACAACCTATTATTCATCTCCCGTTCAAGTTGGAGCTTTAACAACTTGGGTAACTCCAGCAGGTGGTACGACTAGTAGTTTCTGTATAAAAACAGACGGCACTTTATGGGCTTGGGGAGCAAACAGTTTTGGTCGATTAGGTTTAGGCAATACAACAAATTATTCAAGTCCTAAGCAAGTAGGCGCATTAACTACTTGGTCTGCCATAGCTATAGGTGGTCTTTCTTCGATTGGTATTGCAAGCACTTGATTTTACAAAAACACATGAACAAAACACTGCATTTCCTTTCTGGCATTCCTCGTTCTGGCTCGACAGTCCTTGCGGCTATCTTGAACCAGAACCCAATGACTCATGTATCCACTACATCAGGGCTTGTCCACGCCCTTGATGGTTTGGCTAATACATGGCACTCAGCGGGTTTACTGAATGAGAATGACCCTGAGAGAAGCAAGTTAGCGCAGACCATGCGCGGTGCTATTGATGCGTTCTACGAAGACACTGACAAGCCTGTCATCATCGACAAGTCCCGTGGCTGGCCTATCGGTCAAATCATGGGTGCCATGTCACAGGTGCTAGGTCGTCAGCCTAAGATCATTGCTACTGTTCGCTCTGTTCCTGACTGCGCCGCCAGCTTTATCCGTGTAGCCAAGCCCACAGACCTAGACGAGTTCATGGCGACTGGTCAACTGATGGATCACCTCCGCGCCGCTTACATCTCCCTTCAGAATGGTTACGAGTACGCACCAGAGAACTTTCTGTTTGTTGAGTACGAAGACCTGTTAGCTGACCCCAAAGCGCAGTTAGCCCGTATTCATGAGTTCTTAGAACTGCCTGAGTTTGCATACGACTTCAACAACATTGACGGCTCAAGCGTAGCTGAAGATGACGAGAACTTGCACGGTCACGCAGGGATGCACGATGTCAAGCCTGTATTGGCGGCACAGCATAAGCAAGACCCCCGCGATCTGCTGAAGCACCACTACTCAGCTTTCTGCCAGCCTGAGTTCTGGCTTGAGCGTCCACGCACAGTTCCTGAGTTGCATGACCTAGACCTACAGCTTGCCGCATCCACAATGGGTGACTTTGCTGAGGGCTGGAGACTGGCTCAAAAGTTAGAAGCTGAAGAGCCTAACAACCACCGAGCCGCCTATAACCGTGGCTGGTACTACCTGCGTCAAGGTCAAATCCAAAAGGGCTACGGCTTGATGGACAGAGGACGAATCGTAGGTGTCTTTGGTAACTCACGCCCTGATGTGCCTACACCCCAATGGGACGGCAAGACAAAGGGTACGGTCATGCTGTATCTGGAAGGCGGTCTGGGCGATCAGATTCACCAGATTCGCTATGCCAAGCTGATTGCAGAGCGTGGCTGTAAGGTGGTTGTTTCCTGTACTGGACAACTGGCATCCTTATTCCAAGGCGTAGAAGGCGTATCAGCCGTTGTTCAGCATGAGGCTACCTTTGGTATCTACCACGACTTCTTTGTGTCTGGAATGTCTGCTGTGGTTCCTCTAGGTTTAGAACTTCGTGATCTGTCTGGTGCTTCTTACCTTGAGAAGCCAATGTCGATCAAAGGGCGTAAGAAACGCATTGGTCTGCGCTGGCAGGGCAACAGTAAATTCGAGCACGAACACAATAAAAAATTCCCCTATGAACTCATGTTTGAAGCGGTAAAGGATATTGATGCTGAGTTTGTTTCCCTCCAAAGAGATGAAGGAATGGAAGCGTGTCCAGCTTGGGTTAAGCAAGTCCCCCTGAATACTTGGCAGGATACCCAGCAGGCTGTAGCAGGATGCGATCTGGTCATCTCAGCTTGTACCAGTGTGTCACACCTATCGTCTGCCATGGGCGTAGAAACTTGGGTCATAACGCCTGTGATGCCATACTTTTTGCACTGCATGGATGTTTATGCCGATGATGGTTTGGCTTCATGTATCTACTACGACAGTATGAGATTATTCCGTCAAGAGGTTTTTGGTGACTGGACACATCCATTTGAATCTGTGAAAATTAACCTGAGCAAAAAATTTAGCACTAATCCAGTAAAACTTGTTGCCGTATCATGACCCGCATATCGCTGTACATTAAACGCCATACAGATACTGGTTTAAAGTATCTTGGCGTAACAACCAAAGACCCATATACCTATTGGGGTTCTGGTTTGTATTGGACGGCGCATCTTGAAAAACATGGCAATCAAATGATGACTTGTGTGCTTGGCGAATTTGATGACATTGAAGAATGCTCTCAAGTAGCTTTGCAATTTTCAGCAGAACATGATGTGGTTAATTCTGTAGAGTGGGCCAACCTAAAGCCAGAAAATGCCAAACAAGGCTGGGTTGCTGGCTTCTCCCAAAACCCTGAATCTATTCAAAAAAGAGTTGCCAAGAACACTGGTAAGAAGCGCACGGAAGAAACTAAGCGCAAGATTTCAGAATCACGACTTGGTGACAAGCATTGGTTGTACGGTGTGTGCGGCGAAGACAGTCACTGGTTTGGTCGCAAGCACACGCCTGAATCAATTGAAAAGATGAAAGCTGTTAAGTCAGGCGCTAATCACCCAATGTTTGGGAAGAAGCGTCCTGAAGGATTTGGGGTTGGCGAAAAAAACCCGTTCTTTGGGCGTAAGCATTCCGAAGAAACAAAACGGAAAATCTCCGAATCTAAACAAAGGAGAGTGGCATGAGCTTTAGATACGCCGCTGGGATAAACAAGCCGGGTTTTAATCCGCTGACTAACGGCAACGGTATTTGGAACCTTAGCAGTCAAGCCAATGCTAGAGGGGCGGGAACTTGGCCTCGTAATCCCGGTGCGCCAACAATTGGTACAGCCACTGCTACTGGAACAACTACGGTATCAATAACTTTTACTGCGCCATCTGATTTAGGTGTACCAGCGGCAACAAGCTATACCATGACTTCTAGCCCCGGCGGTTTAACTGGTACGGGTGCCTCTTCCCCCATTACTGTGTCAGGCTTAACAAGTGGCACGGCTTACACATTTACAGTAACTGCAACAAACTCAACAGGGACTGGCCCAGCTAGTGCGGCAAGTAACAGCGTTACACCACCATTACCTGTTAACCTATATTCTTGGGGTAAGGGTCAATTTGGTCGTTTAGGTTTGGGCAATGTAACTGACTACTCATCACCTAAACAAGTTGGGTCATTGACTGATTGGGCTGAAATTGCGGCACAAAATGATTTTAGTATGTCAATTAAGACAGATGGGTCTTTATGGGGCTGGGGTAATGGTAGTCAAGGGCGCTTAGGCTTAGGAAATACAACCAGTTATTCAAGTCCAAAACAAGTTGGAAGTTTGCTAAATTGGTCAAAAATACAAACAGGTGATACTTTCTGCATAGCCATTAAAACAGACGGAACTTTGTGGTCTTGGGGCGACAATAGTTTTGGCCA